CTTTGCTCCGCCTGTTTACAAGTTCAGGTTCAGTTGCTGAGACAATAACTGTAACCTTTTCAAGTGCAACCGCGTTCACAGTGTCGGGGTCTGTTTCTGGTGCGTTGGGTGCAGGAACTGTTGGTACTCTTTTTAACAACGTGGTTAGGTTCATCGCTACCGCTGGTGCCACCCCTTGGACCAACGGAGCAACTCGAACCATCAGTGTTGTTCGCCGAGGATTCTCAAACAATGGCGTTGCACGAAGCATCCAGGTTCAGCCAGGTGGTCGTTTGATTCTTGAAGGTAACCCACCATCAGTGGTTCGCACCACCGTTGCGTCTCATGTAACCCAAGGTCTATCCACACTCCAAACAGCAGCAACTGTTAGCTGGGGGCGTGGTGACAACATCGTTGTTGGTCCTACTGACTTCTATAACACAACATCAGGAACTCCTGAGCGACTAATTTCTCGCGGAGCATACGGAACGTCAGCACCTGTTGCTGGAGCGGCTTCTAGGGCTAAATGGGGTGTTCTTCAGTACGCAACTGACGCTGGCATGAGCTTGACCCCTGGTACGCTCACCAACACCGAAAACGTAGAAGCTTCTATGTGGAATGACATTCCCAAGGTGCTTGACCAACGCGCTCCGGTTGTTAACTTGAGCCGCAATATTGTGATCGAGGGTGTTGCAGACGACGAATGGCGTCTGAACAGATTCGGTGCACATGTGATGGCGATGGGCTTGACCTCTGTTGTTCAGATAAACGGTGTTGAGTTCCGACGTGTGGGTCAAGCTGGTGCAAACGGCCGATACCCTTTCCATTGGCACATGCTCAGTTACGATATGCCCGATGGAATGTCGTTACCAAGTAATGGTGTTTTCTTGGGAGAAGCAAATCCAGCTAACCACTTCATTACTAATAGTTCCGTACACACATCGTCACAACGTGCTATCGTAATTCACGGAACACACGGCGTTTTGGTTGACAACAACGTGTGCTTTGATATCACTGGACACGCTATATTTTTGGAAGATGGCGCTGAGAAGAATAACACCATTACCAATAACACAGTAATTCGCGTGAGGAATCCGTCAGCAATCAACATGCTGATTAGCAGTGATTTAACATCATTTGGTTCGGCAGGTGTTTGGTATACAAACCCAGCAAATACTTTAACAGGGAATTGGGTGTCTGACTGTGAAGGTATTGGAATCTGGAACAGCTTTGCTACAAAATGCCACGGATTGTGTCAAGACGTTGCGGAATCTCCAAGGAACACCAACATTCTGGTTCATGACGGTAACACAACACACTCATGCCAGATTAGAGGGATGATGACTGAGGGTCAGGCACGGAATAATGCAGGTGATGTTGAACTTGGTGCTTATTTATCAGACGGAACCCCAACACCATTTGAAATGACAAGGGCCGTTGTTTGGAAAAATAACGAGGGTGGTTACCTTAACCGGGTTCGACTATCGTCATACAAAGGTTGGTTGCAGGCTGACAACGGTGAACAAGACTTCTCAGGTGCTGCAACTAGCACGTCTGTACTCTCATCTGGCAAGTCCCTAATGTGCGTGGGTGAGTCGCTGAACAACACGACGTCAAGGACCACATTCAGAAATGCTTTTGCCAGCTACCACGAGTTGATGAACTTTTCTGACAGTGTATGTGTGAATTATCCATACCAAGCACCCGCGTATACTGGCACTAACTCGGTGCAGGTGGGTGGAGGCATGGTACGCCTTAACGACATTTACATTGAGAGTATTACCCGACTGCGATACTATTCCAAACTCAAACGGATCAACTCACACTCCGGTACATTAATTCCGCCACCTCACATTGACGGTGACGCTCTCAGTTCTCGTCACTGGACTATGAGTGGAGCTATCCATGACTTGAACGGGTTGTGGGCTGCACCTGGACGATACTTAATCCATGACCATCCGTTCCTTACCTACCAAGCTGCGGACTTGCAGCCAGTTGCAGGAGGAAACGGACGGACAACGACTACTCCTTACATGGGTATTGAGCAGCTGCGAAATCCTGGCCCAACCCCCTCAGGATATTCAATCACCCCAATGACCATTCGTAGGTTGGACTCGAGCAACAATCCTGTTCCCGGGGCTGACTGGATTATTGCGGATGGTGCGACTTCTGTACTGTTCCCAGGAATGAGGCATTTTGCTGTTGCTGTGGGTGGTCGTTACCGATTCACATACCCCGATATCGTTGTCAATACATACACGGGATTTGCAGTTAAGAACGCGCAAGATTCGTCCTACACATTCTTGATCGCATTGCAGTGGAATTCCGCTACAGTGTCTGGAGCGTGGCTCAAGTCGACAGGATCAAACAGAAGCACTGTGCCAACAGGAGCTGAAATCTCCTCAGGTGTTGCTCGAATGCTGACGTCAGCCCCTGACTTAGCAACCGTTGAGGCTGCTCCAGGCAACAGATACTGGAACGATACCGCGAACAGTCTGTTATGGATAAAGTTCGTCGGAGGTCTAACCAACGGAGGTCAATGGGGCCCACCCCAAGGTGATTTGGATAAAAACCACTATTTTGAAGCAGTAGCATGAAATACTTAATTACACTCTTTCTTTTAACCAGCAATCTTGCTTTCGGGTATGTTGCGCCAAGCTCAGTGGCATCTGAGTGTGCCAAGCAGATGGCAATGGGTGTCTGTATGGCTACACCCGATCGGTCAACAGCAACACCGGGTCAGACCATGCTAATCGCTGGAATGGGTCGGGTTCAATACTCGGCTTACTTGGACTATATGGACAAGTACAACCCAGCCAATCCAAGTGACCCGGCGATGTGTGACTTGGCTCTGGTGAAGATGACAGCGGAACCTGGTAGCGATCACGACAAGATTGCCCGTGCGTTGTGGCAACCAGTACCGGAGCCGGAACCTCAAATTGAATTGTCTAAAGTTGCTAGTTTAGCAGCAACTGTTGTTGCATCTGTAGCGGCTGTTGTTGGATTTGTGACTTTGCGAAAGCGACGTGAAAAACTTGCTAAGTAATTGGTAACTATAAATAGACCCACTTCGGTGGGTTTTCCTTTGAGTGTGTCTAGAACGTGTCAGACAGTGTCTTCTCTGTGTTTTAACTGTATCTACTACACATAGTATATAAACTCATTCAAACACTCTTCTAGTCTCTCTAATATCGCTGATCCGTAGTGTTTCATCAATGTCAAGAATCGTTCGGGATCAGAGCGGCCCGGTGGATGATAAAACTGACTTGGTCTTACACAACAATGGTATTGGCTGTTGGTATTCTGACTTGGTCTGGTTATCTATCCACCGTGTAAACATATCTATGATTGACAATAATGTTATGACGAAGTCACGATCGAAGATCGCTACTAAGCAATAGATTATATCAATTGATATGAGTTCTTGATAGGTTCCGTATTCCACGAATGGACCGTACTGATATCGCAACTAAGGCTAGTCCTTGAACTAGGATTACATTTCATCAGACGAGTTTTTATTCGACTTGCGTCAATGGAGACTCCATCAGTTGAACTGGGTTGGTCCAACTGTAACTCCCTAGCATCATCCCTTACGGGGTCTGTTTCTTCGTCCTCTAGTGGAGGTACGAACCTGCGGGCCGCTTATTGTACAGGTGTAATCATCTTCATATTTGATACGTATTGCCCTACGGTTTTTCATGCGAACTTCTGAAGAATTAAACGCAACCACTTTTTATGCACGTCCCCATGATGAGGGTTCCAGAAAGAGATGAGTGCAACGAACCTCTTCCACGACCCAAGTATTAAATAGATTTCCATTCTGTCAAATATCACTTTTGGCACTCTTGCCGTCGATCTGACAAACGAACTTCCATCGCTTAAATGAACCGTGTGTTATTTACTGTTCATATTTTGAAAAATGTGTGGAAACCGAGATATATTTTGTAACATTGACAAAATCCCCATTTAATGTAGAATGTTTAGATGCTTAATCACGAAGAACTAATGGAACAATGGGGACTCGATTCCGCTATTGAACAGGGTAGCTTGATGTCCACGATGTACGGTCATCCGATGCTACATTCCAAATACTTGACCTTTTTACAGGGGTATAAGACATCGCTACGTCGAAAGACACAGTCTTATGCTAAAATGAAAAGTTTAAAGACTCGCTACTACAATGGTGAGTTGACCAAGGAAGAACTTGAAGAACGGGGTTGGTTGCAATACCTCTTCAAGAAACCGTTGAAAAGTGAAATGGAATCACTGTTGAATGCTGACAGCGATTTGCAACGTATAGAAACTGAGGCTTTGTATCTTCAGGATCTCGTGTCTGCGTGTGAGTTTATTATGAAGGACATCTCGAACAGGTACTTCCTGTTTCGGTCGATGGTTGATTACGAGAAGTTCCAAGCAGGGGTTTAAATAACGAACAGAAACATTATGGGTGAGTGAACTATGGAAGACATCATTGAAGTATTCAAGCTAAACGAAGCAACACTGAAACTGCGTTGCTCTCAGGATGCTGCGTTGGAGTTGTCTGAAACATTTTCATTCCAGATGCCCGGTGCCAAGTTCTCTCCTCTGTATAAGCAAGGTCGTTGGGATGGGTTTATTCGACTGTTCAACCTAGGAAGCAAAACTCTACCTTCTGGGCTGTTTACAAAGCTAGTTGAGTTTGCAGAGGAACGCAAATACTCGTTGTTACCCATAGAAAACCCTAGTGCACCGTATTACGGAGTTCCTGGTGGATCTGATATGGGGATTGAATACGTTAATATCAAGGCGTATGTTGATTCTTTGAACTTACATCACGACGGCGAACCGCTCGATGTTCGAGACTATCAATACAGAGCTGTATTTGAGTCAATTTCTCGCCGTGCCGCTATTTTGAAGGCTGCAACTGGTGCTGGAAAAAGTATGATCGTTCATGCTGTTGCTCGTTACATCACTGAGGTTCTCGACGGTCGGATGCTCATTATTGTTCCAACCATTGGGTTGACAACGCAGTTTCTAGGTGACTTCAAAGATTACTCATCCCACAATGGATATGACGTTGATGGCAACGTTCATTTGATCTCTGGTGGTGTGGATAAGTCAATCAAGAAAAAGATTGTCATTTCCACGTTCCAATCGCTCAAAACAGTTGACGCAGCTTGGTTCAATGACTTTGATTGTATTCTCACTGACGAGGGTCACAAAATCACATCTGAGTCGTTCAAGAAGATCTACGGTAAAGCAACTGAAGTCAGATTTCGACTCACTTGCACAGGTACTCTGCATGAACTAAAGTGTAACCTGCTTGAAATGCAGGGTTTGACTGGTCCTGTTATTGACATTGCATCCGCCAAGGATCTGATTGCCAATGGTCAGTTAGTACCGTTGAAGATCAAAGGTGTTCAACTCAATTACGGTCCTGACGTTTGTTTGGCTTTTAAGAAAGCCGACTACGACGAGGAAATTGGTTGGATTACGACGAATGAACGAAGAAACAAGTTTGTGTCAAAGCTAGCGGCTCGTTGTAAAGGAACAACACTTGTTCTTTTTAGATTCCGACATCAAGGTGAAGCAATTTACGACATGGTCAAAGCGTTGCTCCCTGAGGGTAGCCCTGTTTACTTGATTGACGGAACAGTGTCTAAAGAAGACAGAGAATCAATCCGACAAGCAGCAAACGCTGAATCAGCACATATAATCGCATCATACGGAACAACATCCGCCGGTGTTAATCTACCAGCGATTGAAAACATCATTGATGCACATCCGGTAAAGAGTAAAATTACATTTTTGCAGAGCATAGGTCGAGGCCTTCGCTTGAAAGAGGGAAAGACGCACTGCAATTTGTATACGATCGGCGATAATATGACTTACAAAAGAAAACCCAATACAACCTTTACCCACTTCACTGAGCGACTGCGGCTGTTGACTGAAGAAGGCCACGAATTTGAAATTGTTAATGTAGACTTCACGTGAGTGTATTATTTTTAGAGGTCAAGTATGCACGCATGCTTGGACCTAGACTTGATCGTTGGGTGATCAAGAAAGACTCACCTTTCCACGGAAACTCACGTTGTCCCGTGTGCGGAGATTCGTATACAAACAAAGCAAAGAAACGGTTTCACATCATTGAGCGCGGTGGTGTGCTTTTCTGCAAGTGTTTTAACTGTGACTATACAAATAGTCTAGTCAACTACCTCAAAGCATTCCATACGGACCTATTCAACGAGTTTCTTTTCGAGAAATATCGAGTTGAAGGTAAGGACGATGCTCCTGTCATTACGACTCCAAACGTAGTAGAAACACGCATAACAAGCGTTCCGTCTCTAGGCATACAGTTGGTGTCCGAGCTTGACGAAACACACGCATGCAGGGTTCTCGTACGAGATAGACAGTTACCTGATTACCCCTTTATGTATGCTCCACAGTTCTTCAAGTTTGCATCGAAATACTTTGAAGACTTTGATAAAGTCAAGAAGGACGAAGCACGATTGATTATCCCCTTTCTGGATAAGAAGAGTAAGATCTATGCGTTTCAGGGTCGTGATTTGAGTGGTAAGTCTGACAGAAAATATATTACTGTTATCGTCAATAAAAAGATGCCGTTAGTGTTTGGAATAGACAGAATTGATGTTTCCAAAACTTGTTATATAGTGGAAGGTCCACTGGATTCTTTGTTTGTTGATAACTGTTTAGCAGCGGTAAATTCCGGGTTAACAGCAACGGCAAAGCGACTTTCTCCGGTAATAAATAAAACCCAGGTTGTCCTTGTCTATGATAATGAGCCAAGAAACCCTGAAATTGTCAAACAATACAAAGAAGCTATTGCAGATGGTTACAAAATTGTTATTTGGCCAGCGTCTGTTGGTCCATTGAAGGATATAAATGATATGAAATTAGCGGGTGTTAATTTCATGAACGTGATTAAAAAGAACACTTTCTCGGGTGTTATGGCAAGTTTAGAATTTCAAAAATGGAAGAAGGTATAGATGATCAAAACTATCGTAAAGCGTAATGGAGAACAACAACCGTTTGATCCCGAGAAAGTTAATGGTTGGGGAATTTGGGCGGCAAAGACTCTGGGTACTTCAATGGATTGGAGTTCTGTTGTTTTGAGCGCCGTTGGTAAGTTGCCTGAAGTATGCACTTCGTTGCAGTTGCAGGAACAGTTGATTGAGGAGTGTTTGCGTGAGCAAACTTGGGAACATAGCAGGATGGCTGGTCGTCTGTATAGCTCATTAAACAACCGCCAGTTCTATCCAGCGGGTCGACCAACTGTCCAACAACTTCATGCACAATTGTTTGCTGACGGGCTGATGGTGTTTTTGGATTATACTTCAGAAGAATACGCTGAAATTGAAAAGATCATTGATCACAAGCAGGATCTGAAGTACGCACACTATCAGATTAACCAAACTCGTTTTAAATACGCTCTGCGCAACAAAATTACGGGCAAAGAATACGAAACACCTCAGTTTGTATACATGCGCATGGCTATGGCATTGGCAGAAACTGAAAACAAAGAAACTCGTATCAACGATGTGAAAGCGTGGTATGAACACTTCTCACACAATCGCATCAACCCACCAACTCCAAACTTCGTAAACCTGGGTACCAAGCTAAACGGTTACGCATCATGCTGCTTGTATACAACTAACGACACTGCTGCTTCGTTGGCAGCTGGTGATCACATTGCATACATGATGACATGTATGTCAGCTGGCATTGGCACACACATTAAGACTCGTTCATTGGGTGATCCAATCCGTGGCGGTCTGATTATTCACCAAGGTAAACTTCCGTACTATCGTGCCATGGTTGGTGCAATTGGAGCAAATCTGCAGAACGGTCGTGGTGGAGCTTCTACAGTTTATTACACTGCGTATGATCCAGAGGTTAAACTTATCCAGCAGCTACGCAACCCAATGACGCCTCAGTCAAAGCGTATTGCTGGGTGTCATTACAATTTCGGTTCCAATAAGACGTTTGCCCGCAAGGTTGCTAAGAACGAGACATTCTCTACATTCTCGTATGGTGAACGGCCAGATTTGTATGAAGCACAATATGCTAAAGACCCGTCTGTATTTGAAAAACTTTATGCAGAATACGAGAAGACATCTAAGACGAAATTGCGTGCTCGTGATATTGTGTTGAGTGCTTTGACTGAGTCGTATGAAACTGGTGTTCATTACCTCCACATGACCGATGAAATCAATCGTCATACACCGTTTAATGACACGATTTACTCGTCTAACCTTTGCGCGGAAATCCAAATTCCGACTTCACCGTATGAGTCTGTTGCTGATCTATATAAGCCGGTTTGGGAAGAGGGTGACGGTGAAATTGGACTGTGTTCACTTGGTGGAGTTTTGCCATCTAACATTGAATCTGACGAACAGTGGGCTGACGTAGCTTACTACACTCTGAAGATGATTGACAAGTGTATTCACAAGTCAGACTATATTTTCCCGTCGCTTGGACACACTGCTAAGGCACGTATGTCTGCAGGTGTTGGTTTGATGGGTGTTGCTCATTACATGGCCAAGAACGGCAAGAAGTTCGACGATCAAGAAGGTCGTGACTTTGTTCATGAGATGGCAGAAACTCATATGTGGCATCTTATCAACGCTTCACTTCGTTTGGGCAAAGAGTTGGGCAATGCTCCATGGATCAATAAAACAAAGTGGCCACAAGGTTGGTTGCCAATTGACACATATGAGAAACGTGTTGACACTTTGGTGACTGTTGGTAATAAGCGTGATTGGGAGTGGTTGCGTGCTGCTATTATCGAGAACAAAGGCATCCGAAACTCAGTAGTCGCTGCTCATATGCCAGGCGAGTCTTCCAGCCAAGCAGCAGGAACTACAAATGGAATATACCCGGCTCGTAGCATGACTCTGATGAAGACTAACGATACTCAAGTAAACTATTGGGTTGCACCAGACTCAACCAAGTTGAAGAACAAATATCAAATGGCTTGGGATATCACATCAACTGATATGATCAAGTATTATTCGATACTGCAGAAGTGGACTGATCAAGGAATTTCAGCTGATCTGTATGTAAACATCAAAGGGGATGAAAAAGTGTCGAGTACTGTTATGATCCAAGATTATCTGGATATGGTTACGTTTGGTATGAAGACTCGATACTACGTCAATTCAAATACTTCCAAGGGTGTGGACTTGAATAAAAACGAAAGTGCTGTAGAATCGAGTGATACTGAAGTTGAAGAATTAGGAATTTGTGAATCATGCTCCCTGTAAATGTTTTTAACGCGGAAAAGACACTGGCTCAATACAAAGAAAAACAACCACTTTTCTTTGGACCCAAGCCAGGTCTTTTTGACACTGTCAACAAACATTACCCCAAGATTTGGTCTCTGTACAAAGAGATGAAATCGCTTGACTGGGATGAAAATGAGTTTGATTTCTCTCAATGCAACGTAGATTTCAAGACTTGCCCCAAGCCAGTCTATGACATGATGATCCGTACATTGGCATGGCAGTGGGAAGCTGATTCCACTGCATCGCGAAGTGTTTTGCCACTCGTCGCGCCCTTCGTTAGCGATACAAGTCTGTGGACTGCTTGGCAACGGATCTCTGATAATGAGTCTGTTCATGCTGCAACGTATAGTGAAATCGTTCGTATGAGCTTCGATAATCCAGAGGACGTTATGCAGTCCGTTCTGGAAGTTAAAGCAAGTTTGGAACGTTTGGATGGTGTGAAACAAGTTTTTGACGAACTGTATATCATAAGCCATCGATATGCATTGGGTGAAGCTACTGAAGAAGAAGCGTACGACGCTCTTTTCATGACTCTTTGTGCTCTACTATGTCTAGAGAGAATTCAGTTTACATCGTCCTTTGCAATTACGTTTACGATAGCTGCTTTGAACTACTTCATCTCCATTGCCAAGGCTGTGCAGAAGATTGCACAAGATGAACTGGAAGTGCATGCTGAGTTTGATAAAGAAGTTCTGAGGACTGAACTTCAAACTGAACGCGGTAAAGCTGCATTCAAACGATTATCACCTCGTATCAAGAAGTTGATTGATGACGTTGTTGATGGTGAACTTACATGGACTGACGACTTGTTCTCGGAGGGTCGTTCCATTGTCGGAACTAATGCAACTATCGTCAAGAACTTTGTGCTGTTTAATGCAAGAGATGTTTATACGTTCTTTGGTTTCAAGAGTGAGCATAAATTACCCACCAAGAATCCTATGC